TTTCTTTTCTTCTACAGCCTTGTTTTTCTCTACGTTTACTAGTTTTAAATCTTCTTTTATTTGTTCTAACTCTTTTGCTACATTGTTTGTATTATCTGTATCGTTTTCTAGTTTAGCAATTTCAGTATCTAGTCTATTTGAGTGTCTATTGATTTCTGAAATAGATGTATTTACTTTTGCAACAGAAATATTTAAATCATTTAATCTTTGATTGATTGCTTCCATCTCTTTGATTTTACCTTTATTATTTTCTATTTCTGCAAATAGTTTTTGTAGGCCTTCTTCTAATTCATTAATCTTTTTCTTGCCTTCGTATATTTGTGTTTGTTTAAATCGTTCATCAATAGGTTGTGTACATGTAGGACAATTATTGTTTTGTTCAAAAAAATTAACTTTCTTTTTATGCGTTTCTAAATTGTGTTCTATCTTTGTTTCTAATTTTGTTAGTTCAGTTTCTTTTCTAGTGTGTTTTTCACCACCCCACATTTCTGCTTTTGTAGATATAATTTTTTCATTTAGTAATTGTAGTTTTTGTGAATACTCATAATTACTTTGGTCGTTTTCTTTTCTTTGTTGTTTTCTGTCTTCTATATCTGTATTATCTCTATTTTGTATTTGTTCAAAATGAGCCTTTTGTAATTCGTATTTTTCTGTCATCAAGTTGTATCTATGTTTTACATCAACAACAGCCTTGTTTAGTTCACCTTGTTTCTGTCTTAACAATAAATCCATGTGACTAAAAACTCTTATATCTAATATTTCTTCTACAACCTCTCGTCTGTATCTAGCACGTAAGTGCATAAAAGGTTCGTATGATGTTGATCCAAGGATGACCACCTGGCAGAAAGCACGATAGTTACATTTTAAAATGTTTTGTTCTAAAGCATTTTGATAATCTATATTGTTAGCGTCTTGGTTTAATAATACATCATTACAATAAACTTCAAACTTATTAGGTTTAATACCTCTAACTACTTTGTATTGTTTATTGCTTGTTTCAAATTCTACTTCTATTTCACAATCATTTTGATTGATAGTATTTACAAGTTGTTCTTTCTTTATATCTCTAAAGGCACGATTAAATAAAGCAAAACACAATGCGTCAAGTAAAGTTGATTTACCTGCACCGTTCATACCTATAATTAATGTTGATGGTGCCTTTCTTAAATCTACTTCTATAAATTGATTACCTGTAGATAGAAAGTTACGCCATCTTAATTTTTTAAAATATATCATACGTTGTTGTCACTAGCCTCTATGTAAATTGACTTTAAGTATTCCTTTAACTTTGTTTTGTTTATATCTGTTTCTAATTGATCTACGTAATTATTTAGGAATGTAACCGTGTCTTCGCCCATTTCTAATATATCTTCTCTTACGCTAGCTTTAATATCAGAATAATCCTCTACAATATTTAAATCATGTACACTTATCTCATTATACAATCTTTCTAAAAATTTGTCAAATAGCTCGTTATTAGTCTTGTTTAATACTATTAATTTAATAAAGTGTTCGTTGTATGGTTGTATATCAAAGTTTGTATAGTCATGTTTTTTATCATCATATATTATTTTTTTGTGTATGGTTAAAGGATTAATAACTCTTTCTATTTCTCTTGTTTCTGTATCAAAAATGTGAAAACCTTTTGGGTCTTTATAGTCTGACCATGTCATCTCATATTGAGCACCATTGTAGTGTATTTGACCATCATCTGTATGTTTGTGAAAGTGACCTGATAATACTCTATCGTATCTACTAAAATCTGATTTAGCTAAACCATGTTCATTGATTACGCCATTTTGCATTTCAATACCTTTGATTTCTAAATGACCCATTACAATTTCTGCTTTTGCTGTTTGTAACATATTCATTGAGTGGTCATAGTTATCATCACATATCCAAGGTACAAATAATATAGGTGTGCCATCAAATTCTACAACGGTAGATTTAGTATAGATAAATGGTTCGTTTACTTTGTCAAATGATGAGTATAGATTTTCTATAGCATTTACATCATTAGTATTTTTAAAATACGTATCATGGTTACCTATAATGATATGTGTATCAATCTTTTCTTTATATAATCTATCCCAAAATTGCTCTCTAAAAATAGAAGCAGTTTGAAAGTTGATAAACTTTCTTCTATCTACAACATCACCTAAATGTACCAATGTATTAATATTGTTTTCTTTTAGGTATGGGAAAAAGATTTCATTATAAAATCTAAGCTGATATTTTCTAAACGCTTCGCTGTCATTACGAACACCGAAGTGTGTATCATTCAATAGTGCGATCTTCATTATACGTCTAAAACACTTGTGTAGGTTCTTTTTTTTCTTTTCTTAACTTTTATTTCTTTTAAATTAGGTTCTTCAGTTGATGGTTTATTCTTTCTTAAAAATTCTAAAAACTGGTTTTTGTAATCGTTGTTTGTGTCACCTGGTAGTACAGCAAACTCATCTATGTTTGCTTGTTCTATCATCTTGTATTTTATATTAGATTGTTTTTTCTCTTTCTGTATTCTTCTAATAAAAGCATAATATATTATTTGCGTAAAGTAAGCAAAAGGATTATTAGACTTATCTGGATTAAAGTTTTTAAGATATTGTAAACAATTTTCTATACCATCAGAAATCATATCATCTCTAAATGTATAGTTAATAAAATTAGGTCTATAAGATAAGTGATTCGCAATCTTTAAAAAACATTCACCTATATAATTAGTGACAGGTGGGTGTTTTCTTTTTCTTTTTTCTGCTTTATCACACTTATCCTTATACTCAATCATCGCCTGTAGAAACTTCTTGTTATCTACATAATGTTCGGATTTTTTCTTTGTTCTACTCATGGTTATATAATACTATAGGTTGTCAAAATTGTCAAGCTTTACACGTTTGAAACTACCTTTTCCTTTCTTTGGTTTTACTACTCGGGATTTGTACTTAGGAGTACGTACCTCTTTTGCGATAGGATTTGTTTTAAAAATCCTGTCAAAATTTTGTCTATATTTGTCGTTAGAAATTCTACTTTTTCCGTCCCATTTACCTGGCATAATTTAATCCTCACGGCCGCTTGACATAATCTAATTCCCGTTGTATAATACCCATGTGGGTTGTTACCGAGGAGAATAGCTACCCTCTAGTGCAACTTCTTTGAAGGCATTTTTAATAAGTCAGCGACTTCTTTTATATCATCTTTTGTTATATCATTCTCATAATTGGAAGCGGCACGATCTAGTTCCTCTTCCGACATTTCTCTTTCAATAAATCCTGGCAATGGTTGTTTTGTGTTTTTTAGTGCGTGTGTAAGATCACTATATCTTTTAGTAAAACCTTGTGTGGCATTGCATATTGTAATAATTTTATCAACAGGAATAGTGACTATTTTTTCATCTGTAAAACCTACCCATTTTACTAGTGCGATATAATCAGATATGCCTTGTTCAGTAATACGAGGTACGTATTTGATAAGCATAGGTTCCTGTAACCTTAATAGTTTAGAGTTTTCAGGTAGTTGGTCTTTGTGTAAAGGAAACCTACAACAGATTTCTTCTCCAGAAACCAGTCTGATTATCTTAACCGTTTTGTCATTAATACGATCAATCATATAGCTATTTATCTTTCTTAAGCGTTATTATGGCACAATGCGAGCCACCTAATTCCTCTTGCATTGCGTAGTCTAGTAAAGCTGTTTCTTTAAATACTTTCATATTATAATAACCTTTATTCTTGCCTGGGTCTTTATCTTCATTAGGCATATAATCATGGAATACTATTTTAAAAGAGTCCTTTGTTCTTTTTAATATTTGTTCACAATCTAGTTTAGTTATAGAACCATCTACAAATACAAAATCAAAGTCATAGTGCATATAAGATTCCCAATAAACTTTGCTTTCTGTTATAAATCTATAACAATCTATATTATACTCAAATATATCATTTCTGTCAATGGTGTACACCTCAGCGTTGAGTCTTAATGCGGCTGTACTTTTACCTGTACCTGTACCTATCTCTAATATTTTTTTAGAGCCTTGACTCTTATCTAATAAAAATTTAAAATCTTCATCTGAAATCATTTTAAATCTACCGTATGTATTTCATAGTCAAAGCCTTCTCTATTATAGATGTTAACTCTTTCCTGAAAGTGTGTTAATGTAAAGTTCTTTTTATCTTTGTATGTGAGGTCGTCTGATATATCATAAACCGTGGCACTATCTTTGTTATCGCCGACACGAAGCCCACGACCTATAGATTGCAATATTCTTATAGGTGATTTACTAGGGCTACTAAAAACAATATTGTGTAAATTGCGAATATTAATCCCTGTGCTAAAGGTGCCGAAAGAAGCGATAATAATTGCGTTGTCCGACTTTTCTGTGATTGCTCTGATTTGTTCTCTATCATTTGTTTCAGTTCCCCCATAAACGAAAAACACTTTTCGCTTTGGGTCTACTTTTTCTTTAATTAGTTTATGTAAAATCTCTCCGTGCTTTTCAACAAGTTGAAATAGACACAATGTATTACCATTAAGTGCTAAGGCTAGATTTCGTATGTATTTATTACGAGCAGTATTTTGAGTGAGGTATTCTAGTTCTTCAAAATATTTTACACCATATACCTTCTTGGCTTCTGTTTCAGGATACTTTAAGTTCAGACATTTGATTTTTAGATTTGCAAGTTGTTTTCTTTCTATCAATTCTGTAGTAGATACAACTTTGTTGACCATACCAAACAGACCTTGTAATACTAACTTGTGTGTTTTACTATCATCTAACGTACCTGTAAGACCTATTCTATATTTACAATCTGTTAGTTTAGTCATTATCTTTGTCAATGATACTGCCTTAAATAAGTGTGCCTCGTCACCTATAACTGCACCATAGTCTTCAAAAAATTTCTTTGGCATTTTGTATAGTGATTGCCATGTTGATATTACTATACGTTTATCTTCATCTATATCATAACCATGATACTTTCTACTGACATTTGTTTCTACATCAAAGCCATAGTCTTTAAAATCTTTGTATAATTGTTCTACTAGTGATGTTGTTGGCACAATGATTAGAATATTGTTGTTTATCATATTCATATAGTGCCTGCATAACATATAGATGATTAACGATTTACCAGAGGCAGTCGGAGATAAAACAAGACCTCTTTCATATTCTAGTGCAAACTTGAAAGCGTTGATTTGATAGTCCCTCGGAGTGATAGACAGATCGTAAGACTCTATTAAACCGTCTATATCGGCGGCTATGCCGTTGTTATACGCAAGGATTTCACTAGATTCGACAATATGTACATCTTTCTTCTTACACCAGTCTTTTAAGTAAGGATACAATCCAACATATAATTGACCTGTAGCATACGAGTATAACCGTATTTTACCATCCCAAACTCTATTACGAAATTGAGGTGTAAACTTGTAACCAGGTACTTCAAACGAGAAATAATCTGATAACTCTCTACGGATACTTGCGTCTGCGTCAATACGTAGGTACACGTCATTGACCTTGTCAACTATGATGTTTTGCATTTTAGATTACGCCAGATGTAAACTTACGCCAGTCTATAGCGTTCTTTATTTGAAAGCCACGATTAGAAATAATTTTAATTGTTCTATCTAGGTAGTCAACAACACTTTGTACATAAGTTACTTTTTGTTCTAACTTAATAAGTTCGTCATCTGCTTTGAGATATTTGTCAACGTCTTGCTTTAATATTTTTAGATTAAATGGTTTTACCTGATATACACTAGGGTCTGCCTTACCTGTATAGTATTCCCATTTCTCTCTTGTTAATCTTGCCAAATCTTGTTCAGCCTTTTTCAATAGATTAACATATTGATTATGAAACTTCATATACTTGTTATGTAGTTGTGGTGTTTTTAGTGATTCTAAATCAAGTTCAGTATCATTTATTTTTAGGTCTTTTTCAGCGAGTGCTTGTAGTTCGTCAAATGTCATAATATATCCTCATTGTTTTTTATATTTAGTTTCAAATTAGCATTGTGATTGTACATAGGGTCATAGTATTCTTCTAACTCAGGAAACACCTGAAACAAATGTGATTCCCATTTTGTTCCTTCATAAAATTTATCTTGTTTTAAAAGATATTGAAATGTATCTTGTATATTAACATCTTCATCTGCTGGTTTTCTTAACGCAGCTTGTATGTCAGGCCACTTTTCATATTTAGGAATCAAATTTTGTTTTAATTTTTCTGGCAAATTATTTACTCTTAAATGTTTTGGGTTTTCTACCATTGCCCAATTGATTTGATCTATTAGTTTAGGCCTATCTAAACAATAATCTATTACTTCGTAAAATCTCATAACACTTAAAAACGAAACTAGACCATTAAAATCAACAACAACATTATCATACTTCCTACAGATTTCAGTATTTTGTATAACTTTATTCCAATCTGTTCTTCTTCTCATATATTCTATAACAGGACCTATACCATCTACAGACGCAACCATAGATACCAGTTTAAAATGTGGTATGTAATTAAAGATATTATGTTTACCTGCTTTTGTTTCTGTAAAGTTTGTTTGATACTTTATCATAATATTTTTTGCTTCATCTATGTCTATTAATTTCTGTAATAGTTCATAGTGTTTTTTCATAATCAATGGTTCGCCACCTATAATTTTAATACTACGTATAAAAGGTGCTAACTCTACGGTTTGTTGTATCATATCTTCAACATTTTTACTATTAAATGTTTTGTATTCGCCTTTACCATAATTTGTATTACCAAATATTTCTTCACTCCATACACCCTTTTTTGCAACTTGTTGACGGGTTGTTGAATTTTGATGTACACACATATGACAATCTAAATTACACTCATCGCCATAAACTTTTAATTGTACTTCTAATATTCTTTCTTCAAACTCATATTGACCTGTTGCTTTGAACATCAATACTGATCGCTCTATTGCTTGCCAGTAATCTTTTTCTTGTGTATGAATTTTCATACACGCTGTTCTTCGGGATCTGCCATAACGTTTTTCATCTGCTATACATCTTTTACAAGTTTTCTTTACGGTCTTTAAATCTGAATTAGGATCAAGCATTTCTTTACGTATATTATTCATATACGTGCTATCACGCATCCATTCTTGTAGTGTAGTATTATTTACATTATGATTAGGCAAGCCATCTTCACCATCTGCTTCTGCCCCAAAACAACAGGCTGCATAGTTGCCACTTATTTCTAAATAAACTTGATTAAAAGGTATATCACAAAAAAATATTTCTTGGTCTTTTGCTTGTTGTCCTATGGTGCCTTTATCAACAACAAAAGGATTGTATGCCCAACTATCTCGGTCTAACTGATCTTTAAACCAAGAAGATGTATCAATTTTACCAGGTTCTGAATTGTCACCTGGACCACCCTTTGTCATATAATCAGGTAATTCTAAATCTAGTTCTCTTTCTTTACACTTCATAGTATTTCTAATGTGCTTCTTTTTCTTACAAGATCAATATTATTCCATAGTTTTTCTTCTCGTATAACATTATAAAGAATTGAACCTGCAGCCATATTTCTTTCTGCTTGATTAATGCCAGGCAGTTGATAATCAGCACACATAGGTAAATATATTTGTACAGGATAACCTTTCTTTGCCCATTGTATTGCTGAATAAGATTTTGATCTTAACACACAACCTGCTGTATTTGTACCACCTATTATGACATTGTTTATTGCATAACCTCTTTTTTCAAATTTTTTTTCTATATAATGTATCCAATCAGTACCTTCTTCTACATCTTTTTTTCCTTCAGGATTAATTACATCCCAATTATGTAAACCTTCAATATCGTATATTTTTTTTATGTGTTCTATTCTGTGATGATCTTTATTTTTACTATTAACAATATGATTTGATACTATATTAAGTTCAGTTTGAAGTTGTAACAACTCCATTAAATAATTATATCTTAAATCATTAGTTAATTCATCCAATGCTAAAATAGGATGACCTTTGAAGTCAATTAATAATATTAATGTTCTTGCCTCTAACGCCATTTTATAACGGTTTCTTTTTCAGGTTTCTTATCGTTAGCGTTAGCCCAAGGATTTAAATATTGTCGTCTTGTTTGTTTTGCATAACCTATACTGCCTAATAAAACGACAGGATATTTTACCCAAGGTATATCTTCCCAACCTTTATTCCATGTTTTTGTATAATAAGGAAAACATAATAGAGTTGATGTATCTAGTCCTTGTTCTAAAGCAAGAGCAGTTAAATGTGCCATAAACCAACCTATTTCCACAGAGGTTGTTCTATTGATTTCTCCTATATATTCTTCGTGCATTTGCTCATAAAAATCTCCTTTTCTAATTGCTCTTGCATAAAATGGATTAGGTTCACATATTCTTTGTGTAAAGACTAAAACATAGGGTGCTGTGTTGATGTGTATAAATGATGGATTAGAACCGTCTTCTTCCCATTTATCTCCATGTTCTTTTGAATAATGTTTAGGTATTTTGTCTTCATTTATTTCTTTTTTATTTGCCATACATTTTTTTGTTATAGACGCTTTTTCATAAACATGTTCAGGTCCTAAAACATTTACATGGTATGGCATAAAATTATTTTTAGATGGTGTTGTTTTCCATGCTTTATACAACAAATCATCTATTAATTCTTTTGGTGGTATTTTGTCTTCCTTATATTTGTGAATATGGTTCCTCTTACTTAAAAGTTCATATGCGTCCATGTTAACCTCTTTTGTGATATGGTTCTAATTCAGGAAAAACATCAAACAAATGTGTCTCCCATTTAGTACCTTTGTAATATTTATCGTTCATTAAAAGATAGTCTAATGTGTCCTGATAATGTAGACCATCATTGCTTTCTTCTAGTAATTGTTGTATATCAGGAAAACCTTTATACTTTGGTATAAGTTTCTTTTTTATTTCATCAGGCAATACATTGGCACATAACTTTTTAGGATTTCTTATATTAGACCAATTGATTTGTTTGAACAATGTTTTGTTTTTATCTATCCATTCTATCAATTCGTAAAATCTCAATACACTTAAAAAAGATATTGCGCCGTTTATATTAACCGTAACGTTAGGAAACTTTTTAACTTCTTTTATATTGTTTACTACATCTTGCCAGTTTGTTCTACGTCTTATATATTCTACAGACTTACCTATACCATCTAAAGATACCGTAAATTCAAATTGCATAAACTTAGGAATGTAATCTAATAATCTTAATTTTTCCATTGATAGTACTGACATATTAGTTTGATATTTTACGAACATTTTATCAGCATGACCTGTTTTACATATTTTATCTAACAACATATAAAAGTCTTTCATAACTAATGGTTCGCCACCTATAAATTTTAAATTGTAAATGTATGGTGCTAGTTCAACTATTTGATCTACAACGTTTTTTAACTTCTCACCTTTTACTAATTCTATAGGTGCCTTTGCATAATCAGAAAAAACCTTTTCACCTTTTACTTCTTCCGAGTGTATAGATTTTAATCGTGTAGTAGAGTCATAAGGTATACACATATAACAATCAAGGTTACATTTGTTACCAAATGCCTTTACTTGTATCTCAAATATTCTGTCCTGAAACACACCTTTGTTTCTTCTTTTAAAATACTCTACCGCATTTCTTATACCAGGCCATATTGCGTGATCGTTTGTTTGTATTTTAAGAGAAGCTTGTCGCCTTGATCTGCCATAATTTTTTTCCTGAAACATACATTGTTTACACCATTTTTTTGCAAGTTCTAATTTAGAACCTGGTGTAGTCATCTCTTTACGTAAATCATTTAAATTTTTATTATCTTCAAAGTATCTACGAATAGGTACGTCTTTTATGTTAGGATTAAAACCTTCAGCAGCCCATGAGCATGGTGCGTATTCACCTCTAGTTGTTGTATAGACCATTGTGAAAGGAGCACTACAAAACCATATGTCGTTATTTCTAATTTGATCTTCTAGTATATCAACTTTTTTAAACCATTGACTCATGTCAACTTTACCACCACCAAGGTACTTGTCACCAGGACCACCTTTGGTCATCAATTTGTTTAAATGTGGATTCCTATCTCTAGGTCTTATAAGAACGGTCATAATATAATTTATAATAAAATTAAGTAGTTGTTTCTAGTGTGCCACTCCCACTAACACTTGCAAACTCATAAATTTTGTATTGAAATGTAACACTTGCTGTTAAGTAGTTTACATCTGTTGCTTGTTGATTGTAATCTAAACCAGATAATGAAATAGGGTAAATATCTCTAAATCTAACTTCTAAATTAGAATTGTTTTTACTTGTTAATATAAACAATGTGGCGTCTGAATATAAACCACCATCATCTGAAGTTTGTTTTGCTACATCACCTATTTCTTTGTTTAAGTCTTCTCTTGTTGTAGTAGGATATCTGTCTGTACCTGCAGCCTGTAATGATCTAAATTGAGAATGATCTTTAGGAAATCCTAGACCAGTTAACCAACCATGTATTTCTCTATAGTTTTCTAAATTTTCATCTACTAAAAATTGTAAGTTAAGTGTATCGTAATCTAGTTTATCACCAGGAATAGGTACATCTTTTAAAGGCGTAGGTTGTGTAGTAGTACCTAATGATACACCAGGTACGTTTGCTGTAGTTACAAAAAATTCTACTTTAGGAAGTTTAATTATAGTAAATTTAAACTTTGTAGGTTCTGCGTAATCAAACTTTGTAGGTTGTCTTGTGTATGAGTTTGTAATAGTCATACAGCTATTTATATGAAAATTACTTAGGTTTAGGTAGAGGTATTATCGTCTTTTCGTCTATCTCTTCCCATTCTTTAGTTTGGGCTTCTGTTTTTAGTTTCTTTTCGTTTTCTGTAAGTACAGATTGTGATTGCTCTGCTTCATCTAATCGTTGTTCTATTTTTTCTAATGCGTTAGGTTTTTGTAAGTAATTAAGACCTAGTGAAAGTAGTAAAAAGAAACCACCTATTAGTACTATACCTGCGATTGCTCTAGTTATCGTATTCATTATTGTTGATTTAGGCTCTTTGTAAATTGTTATTCTTTCAGTATAAAACATAATCTACTTTTATTTATGTCAAAAAAAAGGGCGCCGAAGCGCCCTTTTCTAATTTGTTTCTCAACAAATATTACATGATGTTCGTAACTTGAACACGTCTGTAGTATCTGTTAGCGTTGATATTACCAACACCGTCAGCAGTAATGTTGCCAGAAGCACTCGCACCAGCGAATGGGTTAGCTACCATACCGTATCGTGTTTTGAAACCGATTTTCGGTTGGAAGTTGTCCTGACCTACTGCTCTAACCATTTGTAGAGGTACATATGGGCAGTAGAATAACCCTGCGTCATATGGAGAAGTTCCTTTGTAACCAACAACGTAGTATTGTTTAGTAGGTGACGCATTGCTTGCCATGTTAGCAGCATATGGGTCAATGTAAACTTTATACTTACCATTTAATACACCAGCAAAAGTATTACCTGTGTCGTCAATGTTTAAGTTGTTGTTTAATGCAGGAGTGTAATCCAAAACACCCGCCATTTGTAATGCAGAGGCAACATCTGAAGAACAGATAATCATGTTACCTTTTCCTCTTCTGGTTCTCTGAGCGATTGTGTTTGCATCTCTCTCTAATTGGAACATAAGACCTTTGAATCTCTCAACAGACCATCTACCATTAGAGTCTGTGTCAAGGTCAAATATACCAGCAGTTGTTGTGTTAATTGCAGCATGTGAGTTGTCGTTATCAGCAGCACCTACTTCAGCAGTTCTGTAAACCGTTCTTACAACTTCTCTATTGATCTCAGCTAAGATTTCAGCAGATAAGATGTTTGATAATTCAGTTTCAGCGTCTAAGCCGTGAATTGCTTTAAGGTCCTGTGCTAATTCCATAGTGTACTCAGCCTTTAATGCTCTGCTTTTCGCAGTAACCGTAGATTTCTCAATTGAGAAAGCCATTTCAGCAAATGAGTTACCAGCGGCATCTCCAAGTGCTTCTGCGTATGCAGTTGTCATACCAGTACCAGTTGTGTAACCAGTAGAAGTACCGATTGAGTCATTAAGTACAGCTGGGTTTTCACCAGTTTGTGCTACAGCGGAAGCCCCTGACACAGAAGAACCAGCTTTGTTTCTTCCAGAAAAGTCAGTATCAGCTTCGTCAAAAAGAGCTTCACCACCACTTTGAGAAGTATATCTGCTTCTCATAGCGAAAATCAGACCAGTTGGACCTGACATAGGTTGAACGCCTGCAATATCGTAAGCGATAAGGTTAGGCATTGCTCTTCTTACTAAGCTAATTAAAATAGGATTCCAATTTTGTATAGATGAACCAGTTGCGTTAGTTGGCGCAGCTTCTGATAAGAAAGCAGCGTCTTCTTTAAGCGACTTTTCTTGGTTCTCTAATACCATAGAAGTAACGGCTCTTTTGTAACTATCCTTAACTTCGGGAAGATCAGGATGATCCAAAACGGGCTGCCACTTTGATTGTATTGATTCAGATAAAAACATTTTTCTATCTCTCCTTCTTTTAGTTAATTAACTAATCCCTACTTTAAATAAGGATTTTTCTTTGATTTACTAATTGCAGCTGTGTATGCAGCCATTGACTCCGATAAATCGGCGCCAGCATTTTGTTCAGCTACTTCATTAGATTCAGTTTCACTCGCTTTTGCTTTAGGGAAGTAAGAATTTTTTAATGTTTCTACACTTGTTCTAAAACTTTCAGCGTCTTTATATTCAATACTTTCTGCTAAACCTTTAAGTTTTTCAGATTCAGTTTCAGCAAGATCAGAAGATACATCATTGATAATATCTTGTCTTACGTGTTGACCGATTGCCTGATTTAACTCAACGTTTTTCTCAATAGTTTGGTTAACTTCTTCTTTTAACTTCTCTATCTCAGCAGTTTGAGCCTCAATTACATCATACTTCTCTTGTGGAACGTTAATGTAGTGAGATTCAAATAAAGATTTAAGACCACCGATAAAGTCTTCAGTAATCTCAGCTCTTAAACCTTTCTCTATTGCCAATTCGTTTTCTTTCATCCACTCCTCGACAACATAGTTTAGATATGCGTCAACTTTTTCTACGATTTCAGATTTAGTTTCTTCAACTTTTTCTGCAACCTTAGTTTCGTATTCGCCTTCTAATTTCTCAATTTCTTCAACGAGTTTTGCTTTAACAGCAGCTTCAAATATAGTAGAAGCTTTTTGCTT